TCATTCTATTTGTTGTATCAGCAGCATCATCAGCAGAACCAGCAACTACTTTAATTAAAGCAATTGGGACATCACCTTCGACCAATTGTGGCACTTTATTATGTCCTGTGTTATTAGCCCCTCTTATTACCATAGTGTCATTACTACCGCCGTTATCTCTGGCTACAAGTATTAAATAAATATCTCCGGCACTTATGGGAGTAAGAGTCCCATTCATTGTAAGAGCCGATAAAGCATCAACAGTGTGTAGTTTACCATCTCTATAAACTTTACCAGCAGTAACAGCAATAGTAGTAAAACTACCACCATCAGCCATAGTAATGTTAAAATCAGTTGCTGTCTTAACTGCGTAGTTTCCTCTAATCGCTTGACTAAGAGATTTAATTAATCCAGTATGGGGATAATCAACCGAATCAGTTATTTGAGTAGTTGGTGTTCCCGATAGGGTGCTATACATATAAGGGTTGTTTGGTGCTGTATCAGTCATATTATTCTACCTCCAAGAAGAAATGTAATTCTAGTGATTCAGTAACTCCAAATGGGCCTATGCCATCAAAGTTATGTCTAATCAATAAATTACCTGCTGAATCAAAAATACCTGCTTCTCGGACAACCGAACTGGACATACCCGTAGCACTACCGGATATTGTTAAATGAACCTCAAATGTGTTTTCACTTGATATAGTGGAGGAAATAGTTACTCCTGTTCCTAAATCAACATCTAATCCTGTTTGTGTAGAATAAGTAGAGTTGCCCCCTACTCCTATTTTACCATTATTTACCAGTGTTCCTTGAATATAGGTAGCAACCAATTCCTTCATCTTATCAGTTATCAAAACTCTTCCTCCAATAAGTCGGTTGCTATGGTTCCAGCACCTACAAAGCCTAGTGAGTTGGTCGAGGTATTTAAGGTTCCGCTAAACCCAAGTGTTATACCTGCCGGAGAATGTCTTTTTTGAGCAACGAACTTTATTAATTTTATTTTAGCCTTTTCTAGGAAATCAAACTCAATAACATTACTATCAAATACTGCATTTCTAATGGCTGCTGTGGTTCTATCTTGTTGAATTGAAATTTCAGCAAACCTATCTTCTAGTTGCTTACTGTATTTTCCTAATTGTAATCTCAGCATACCTGTCATTGTATGTGTTATTTCTATAACTAAGTATTCAGCGAACCTTATGTTCTCTTGAGATAATTCCAATGAGACAATATCACCTGCTCTTAATTGTCCTAATCCTTTATGTCCCACATCTACATTAATTTTAAAATTAAACTCACTGTGTAGAATTAATAGTTGTGTTGCTCTTTTATCAACATCTTCTTGAGTAACCAATTGAACATCATACTCTTGTAGAGATTTTAAACCATGTTTATTTATACTTCTTAGGTTTTTTCTTTGGCCTTTATGTTCTTTACCTAAAATAACAATGTGATTATAGAAATCAAACATTGTCTTTACTTTTTCATAACCAAATATATCTATTTTGGTTTCTATTCTACTACCATCGTTTGTGGGTTTGGGACTTAGATTAACATGAGAATAATGAGAAGAATTTCCTCTATCTATAATAGTCAAAACCCCATTTGTTTCATTTAGCATTTTATTTTTCTTTAGCATTAAAAAGTTAATTGCAGTAAATAAATTAACACCTTGAAAATTAGGGGCTAAGAAGAAAGGATAAGCAACATTCTTTTCTAATGAAAAATTAATATTGTTCTCTTCTAGTGTCTCTTCTATTAAATCTTCTGCTTCTCTACCAATTGTAACTACTGAGCCGATTATCGCTCTCTTAGCACTGAATGAAACATCCCCTTTTATTGTTAATTCAATGGGTTCGGACATAGAAGGTATTCCTATCATCTCTTTTTGTTGCCCAATTTCCATATAGTAGCCAATATCAGTAGTGTCCTTACTAAAAGAAATACTGGTTGAATTGACGCTTTCACCATCAGCAATTACTATTGCTTTACTTACTGGTTCTTCATTAATTTTATCTCCTGCTTGAAGCCAAATATTTGCTAATTTATCTGGACTTCTAATAACTACATGGTCTGCGGCTGAAATGTCATTAGGGTCAGCAATAACATACATAGATAATACAGCCTCTCCTTCTCCTGCAAGTGTTCTTGCACCGGAAGCACCATTTACAAAATAACTGTTTGGGTTATTATACATAGAAGTGGAATAAGGTTCTTTAGTATATTTAGAGGACATTTCATTTAGCCGTATTGTAGTTGGGCTATTAGCATAGAAACAAGTATGGTTTGGTTGTAATATTCTATAATAAGTATCGGCGGCAACTAAGGCACTATCTACTGTAATTATGTGAGTCTTAGTAGTATTACTTATATCTAATTCATGGGATAAAACATATAGTAATGTATTTGGGGTAACACCATTTAGGCTTTCTCCATCGGAATGGGTTCCTTCAGTAATTGCATCTCCAGTCTTAGAAATGTATTTTCCGTTTTCTGGGGCTAAATAACACCCAGTTAAATCAACAAAACTTAAAAACTGTGTGTGGGTATATGGAATAGTTATTCTTACAATAGTATTGTTGTTCGGCCCCTTATCACTAGACATTAAATTGCTAGTATTATGAAGTTTTAGTAGAGGCTTAAATCCAAATAATACCCCATCAGCGTCAGTGGATAGATTAGTTCTAGCCGTGTCTGTATCTTCTTTACTAGCATAATCACCATCAAGCGATATACAAAACATATTAAATTTATCCTCAACTGTTCTTTGAGACATACCTAAGACTCTTGGGCAACACATCCCAATATCAGCATTGGCAGTTTCTCCTTCTTCTACTGCAAATCTATTTAATATGACTGGCATAAAGTTATGGTAGAGTCCTTCTTGTGTAGTAGAATCAAAACCACCTGCTGTAACCATCTCTCTTAAGTCAGTATGGCTGAATTTGGCTAAGAAAGCACCGCTAATAGGAGAAGAATTAAGTTTACCCAATGCCGAATCAGAATCAATATCAATAGGAAGCCAAATATTACCTTCCCTTGCCGCTACCTGAGCATTACCTAAAACCTCGGTATGTTTTGTATGAAATGCACTTCCAGACTTACCATACATAGTAGTAGAACAATCAGTCATTATGATACTTTTAAGTAAATTTATATCATCATTAAAGTTCAAAAAAGTATCTTGCTTACCATGTCCTCTTATTTGTCCAACCCCACTATCAGCATTAACCAGCCCTGCACTATATATTGCCCTTAGTGGCGTATCTGTTCCAGATGCCTGAACATAAAATGAAGCAGTTCCACTAGTGTTAATTGTCTTATGTGCATTGTTATCTAAAGTAATATCGTTTCCAGAAACACTAGCAACTACTCCAATAAACCTACCAGCACTATCTAAAATAGTATCGTCGGCTGATATATCAGGAGCACCACTACAAGTAATAACATTTGTTGATATAGACCTTGAGTAAATAGTAGTTCCAGTAGTGTTATTAGTAGTGACGAGATATGTCTTAAAAGATGTAGTGTTAAAAGTAGGAACAATTCGATTAGAAGAAGGGGGATTCTCAGGGTCGAATTGATTAAAAGCAAAATCTAGCACCATCTCAGTAAGACGCATAACTGAAAAATTCATAAAAGAAGTATTTCCTGAACCTACTTCTTTAGAAGAAGATATAATAGAACCAGTAGTATAAGAAGAATCTTTAGAAGTTATCCTAGAAGTTTCTCCAATTAAGTTTGTCTTAGTGTCGGAAGAAGTAGTAGTAGTTGGTTCATCTATTAACATTATATTATATTTAGTTAAGTCTCTTATTTTATTTATATTAAAGAGACTATCAATTCTACTTCCAGAATAAGGTAAAAGGTCACAGTTACTAAATAGGAACATTCTTGATATTTTAGGGTCACGATTATCTAATACATCTTCTGCAATATAAGGGCTTCTTCCTAAAGTAGTAGTGTTCTGAAGAGTGGGATTAGGAGGACTATAAGGAACATCAGTAGTGGGATAAGTGTTCTTTCTAAATCTGGTAGTATTTAAATACCTTGAATTTAATGGTGATTTATGCCCTCTTGATTCTACTAAGTCGTGACCCGTTGAACCCACATACTTAGCGCATGTAATATCTGTCCCTACTATATTACTAACTAATACCCCGTCAATATAAAAACCCGGATTAAATCTATATGCTGTTGAATAATATTTGACCTTACTTAATGTTTCACCATAAAAATTAAATTCAGTTGATGAAGTATGGCCCGTAATGCTTGAATTAACTAAGTTAAAATTTCCTTTTTCTATGCTGAATAATCTATAATATGGACTTCCAAATTTATTTGAGTAAGTATATGCTCCCAAATCCTCAGTGTAAGATAAAGGATAATCAAACATACTTAGTGTATTATCTGAAACTGCATAAGAACCATCAGTATTAGCCGCACCAATAGAAGGGTGTAATAGCCCTATTGTTTTACCAGTGTGTAAGTGGCCTCCATTTAAGAAGTTCAATTCATGAGTAAGTTTAGAACTTTCATTAGTAGTAGCATTATAATCTAAAGTTGTTACTGTTGCGTTATCTGCAAGATTTTTAACTTTTCTATCTAAGTATATTCTAGTAACTCCTGCTGGACTTTCCGAACCTACAAAGAAACCAACAAATACCCCATCTACATATATTGGTTTTTCGTAATGTTTTCTTGGGTCTGTTAAATCACCTAATGGCGCACCAGTATTACCAAGATTAGATTGAAGATAGTTTTGGGCAGTAGTCCCAATTCCTGCTAAATGGGATATTAGAATAGTATTAGTGGTAGTGTCTTGCATATTAGCATAGTTAATATCTACTCTACCAAGTGTTAATGGGATATATGGAGCAACAATTACAGTAGTATTATTATCACCTGTTTTAACACTTACTACTGTGAAGTCCATTAGAGTATTTACTGTATCAAATGATGCAAAGTTAGTATTTACCCCGTCATCTAATTTTGCTTGGAATGGACTATCGCTCTTTAATTTAGTAGCACCACTTAAATAATAGCCCCTTGCGTCAGTATTAGCCGAAATAGATGTTCCTATTAATGTATAATCTTCTTGCCCATCAGTGGTTCCCGAAACGCCAGTATTAGTAATGGTTGAGCCGGATTCAAAATATAATCCTTTATTAGAAACACCATCTAAACTAGAAGTGGAGGTTTCAAAAACATTAGAGGCTAATGCTTTATTAAACATGTAATGTTTATTTTCCTCTTTATATAGTGTAATAATTCCTTCTGCTCTTGGGTAATCTTCTAAGGCAATTAAACCATTACTGGCTGATGAAACGACTAGTCTTGCTCTCCCAATCAATACCATCATTCCATTTGAGTATTTTCCATATACAGTAGTTCCTAAAGCAATAGTGATAGTAGCCGCCGCAGAAATATCAGCAGCAGTTTTAACACTTAATAATTTAGAAGCAGAACTAAAAGTTGATAGGGCTTGTGTTCCATTACCGCTATCATCCAATAAAGGTGTTAATTTATTATATGGGCTATCACTTGAATAAATAATATCTTGTGAAAACAAGGTATTTTTATTAATGATAGGTGAGATTAATTTTCTTGTTTGGCTACTAGCAGTTAAGTGCATAATGTTATTTCCATTTTCATGCACATTTTCCATCCTTTCTATTTCACCATTAAGTCTTTCAATCTCAATAGTATAACTTCCACTTGCATATGTTAAACTATTTTCTATAACATTAGATGATTCTAAAAAACTTAATGTAATTAATTTCTTTGCTGCATCCGAAGAAGTAGCCGTTGCTTCAAGAGATTGTAAATTAGAATTA